GGAGAGAAGTCAATACAGGTCTCTGCCTGTGCGGGCATCGACCCTAACAGAAAAGGTATGGACATCGCTCAGTCATTTGGGTCGTCTTCATCCTATGCTCGTAAGTACGCACTCGGTGGTATGTTTCTCATTGATGATAATAAAGATGCTGACTCTACCAATACGCACGGAAAGGGCTCCTCGGCTTCGGTGCCTACGGCGAAGCCGGTCGCCGCTAAGCCTTCAAGCGGAACAGATGTGCTGTTTCAGAAGGCTGTTGACCGAATGAAAGAGGTAGGTACCAAAGAGAAGTACGAAGAGATCTTAACAGCAATTGGAGACCAACTCTCTGATTCACAGCGTAACGCGCTGTCTAAGTTCATCAAGAAGTAATGAGCGAGATAATCTTGCTCGACGGCACGTCCTGGGAGAAGAGCGTCTTGCTTGAGGCAATGATGGACGACGACTTCTACTATGGCTACCTAGGCTCTGCTTCACTATCATCTTCTTCTGACAAGCTTTTAAACCAAAGCCCAAAGGAGTACAAAGAAATGCTAGAGGGAGCAAGGCTTGACACCCCAGCTCTCGCCATCGGCAAGCTGATCCACACCGCAGTCCTTGAGCCTGAGAAGGTAGAGGCTCTGTTCGTGAAGGTAGACGTAGCGAGCAAGGCATCCAAGATATACAAGGATGCAAAAGAACAGCTACTAAAGGGTCAAACGATTCTTACCACTAGCGAGTACGACCTTAGTATGTCCGTTGTAGAGGTTCTGCTTCGCAACGACTTGGTTAAGAGTATGCTTAAGGGTGGGGAGTTCGAGATGCCAGAGATTGGCGATGTGTCTGGACTGCCCCACCGGGCGAAGGCGGACATCCTCCACAGAGGTGTCGCCGTCTACGATCTTAAGACAACATCAGACATTGGCTCATTTAGCCACAGCGCAAAACGTTATGGATATCCCGCACAGGTATACATATACTCTACGCTGTTTGGAATTGACTACAATAACTTTCAGTTCATTGTGGTCGATAAGGGAAGTAAGGATATTGGAGTTTTCTCCGTCTCTGAGTCCTTCTACCTTGAGGGTAAGCGTTTAGTAGATAAAGCGGTCCGCGTTTACACGGACTACTTTATCAACGGCGAAGACCTCGATAATTATATAATAACAGGAGAACTTTAATTTTAATTTTATGTCAACAACAGAAAATAAAGGTCAAGTCAATTTCATTGGTAATGCTTTTTTCAACGAATACGAAGGTGAGTTTACCGGGTGTTCTATATATTTAACAGCAGAAGATCTTGACAATGCTAAGGAATACCTTGGTAGTACTGGAAGATTATCGATTCAAATCAAAAAGGGTCGTGAATCAGGAAAGCCTTATGCATCTATTAAGAACGCTCCGGCTTTCTCTAAGGAAGCGTACACTGGTCCTAAGGGCAACTCAGGATACTCTCGCGTAACGCCAACCACCACGTTAGAATTCTAATGCTGGAGAGCTCGATAGCATACCTGCTTTCGATGGAGTGGGGGAGGGAGATAAAATCTCCCCCCACCTCCTCCTTCTCCTTAGCAAGCAGCAACGGATCAAAGGACGTTACGTTCTACATCATCCAGGCTACGCTTGACCAAGGACTCATACGATTCGTTCCTATGTCCACAAGCAAGGAGTTTATCGTTATGTTTATATGGAATAAGAATGGCGACAACTGCGTAACAATACCAACAGCAAAAATACAGGACGACCTACCTACTGGGGTGATAACACCCAAGAAGATTGCAGAGTCCTTCATCCATAAAATACGCATAGATGTCGCTAAGGAATTGAAGTCTGGATTGTTAGACCATATACCTCTGTGATATGCTTAGCTCATCTCGTCCGATCTTTTACCTTCAGGCAACGATTTCATATACCAAAGGCAAGCAAAAGATAAAGCGTAATGAGTGGATCGTGTCCAAGTACGAAACCGCTAGCGATATAATGATCAATGACTCTAAGACTACCCAAAGCTTAGAGGATAGGATATACGGAAAGGCATACAAGGGAGACAAGAAGATTGTTATTGTAAAGATTAACTCAAAGAAGATAGTAGGATATGAAAGCAGACAATAAAGGAGTTGGTAGCGACTTAAAGTTTATATTCTGGGACGATGTTGGTGACAGCCAAGAGCACGTCGACAACCAGAAGCCTGGCTGTTCTAACCACGACAAGGCTACCGAGGAGGAAGAGGAGCGACTCGCTGAGGAGCGTATGATGATTATCATACGAAACGGCAACGAGGGAACTCACTACCCAGAGTATGACGATAAAGAATATCAAGACGATGAAAAATAAAAGACTAATACTTGAACAGTACAATAAGGCAAAGTATTCTCGCAACGTATGTATGTACGATGGTAAGCAGGCAGAAGCTAAATATTGGTCTGGCTACGTCGACGCACTTAGTTTAATTATAGAAACACAGATAGATGAAAAAGACAGCAATTAAAGAAGTCGAGGAAAACCTAAGTAACCTAGACTACAAGGACTTCTACCGATGGCTTGTGATCAATATGCCTCGGCTACTAGGGAAAGACGATAAGCCTACTCAAGAGAAGCGTGATGATGTATTGATGAGCTTGTACACCCACCCACGGCACACAGGGTCGAAGTACTAAAGCTGTTTGGAGTTGCTGAGGCGCAAGATGTAGCAGTTAATGCTACTAAAACCAAGAAAAGTTTCTTCATAGAATGTTAATTTAATGTTAAATGTACAAAAAACAAATGAAAAATAATAAAACAACCAAAAGAGTAGACCTTCCAGTGGATGAGTTCATTGCTCAATTCCCGATTATTGCACAGCTTGAGATAGCTTCTTTCTTTAGCGAGAACAAGTCAATAGAGAAGTCAGTGCCAACAGTTCTTGACTTTCTTCTCGACTCATTTGATGTATACGAAGAAGAGAATGAGATTAATCAACTCATCAAATTGTACGACAAGGATAAATGAAAATAGAACTAACAATGACCGAGCTGTTACTAATCGTTGATATGATTAAGAACGGAATCGAGCCAGAAGACAACGAAGGCACAGACTTCTACACTGAAAGTGAACTTAATACCAAAGAAAAAATGACCGACATAACAAAATGCTGGGGACACGGATGCGCTCTCAAGGAATCTTGCTACCGCTTCACCGCCCCCGAAGATATGTATCAATCCTACTTTATGACCCCGCCGATTAAAAACGGCAAGTGCGAATACTACTGGTCGCAAAATGCGACCTCAAACACCAAAGAGAAATGAGTCGCAAGGCTCCTCACCGTAAATAAATTTACTTATGAAAACGCCGATGCAGGAATTATTAGATGGGTTGAACAATACTTATTATAAATCAAATGATGTAATATTTAGAGATTCTTTACATTTTGTTATATGCATCATTGAACAAAACTATATTGAGAAAGAGAAAAATGTAATTATAGATGCCCACATTGAGGGCCAGCGAGTATTTGACGACCACCCTCATACCCAGTGGACTACCGACCAAGCAGAGCTTTACTACGAGAAAACATTTAAGCCCACCAAAGAGAAATGAAGATATACTGCGTTGAGGAGACCGATGGCTATGAAGGTTTTGGTCGTATCTATTTCATCAAGCGTGAGGATGCGGAGGCTTGCAAGGCCGACGCTGACAAGAGCGAGAGCGTAGTAGCAGGCTATTGGTTTAACGTAATCCACGAGTATGAACTTAACGAAACATATGAAAGCACCAAGACTAACTAAACAGCAAAAGCGAGAGCAGGCAGTGATTGATTTACTCAATCAGATGTTTGTAATCGCTGGTCATAGCGTTACCTATGAAGACATCAAGGGTAGGACCGACAACTGGTGGGCTGAGTGGACTATGACTATGGCTCAGTCCGATCAGTGGATGGCCTGGGGCGTAGACTACCTGCGTAAGAATCTAAAGCTAAACAAAACCTTAGCCGAGAAAGAAATGCGGTGGATGAACATACAGTGGGGGCTTAAGTATAGTGATTGGAACGAACCCTCGTAACAAATCCGCTATGTTTTTTGTTACGAACTAATTCGGATAATGTCCGATTTATTGTGCATTAAGTGGCACTTTGCTGTGTGATAATTTGATAAATCTATATTTGAACGCTTTATCGTGCATTATAAGGCTCTATCGTTGTTAATGATGTTTATAAGCGCCCAAACTTATACCCACAGTATAAAAATAATCTAGATATTAAACTAATAAAACAAACAGAAGTGAACGAGAGTAATTTAATATATGGCCTTAGGGACCCAAGGAACGATGTGTATAGGTACATAGGTAAGACAACCGTAGGATACGGAAGGCCGCTTACCCACCTAACAAAGTCGCACAATAAGCTTGTCAATAAATGGGTTGAGGCACTGTCCTCTATGGGTATGGCTCCGCTGGTTGACATAATAGAAGAAAACATTGACATAGATGAGCTAAGCGATAGAGAGCTTTACTACATATCAAAGTATTCAGACCTAGGCATTCCGCTCTTCAATGGCGGATCGTCAACAGCTAAGACAATTTCTGGAGGTATGTTTGACGTTAACCACTCCAAGGAAATTATGATGTCTATGATTAACTCTGCTAGCATTGTTGCTTCTGTGAAATTAAAAATGTCTTTGTCTGATGGGGACTTGAGTAACATAATCAACATAACTAGAGGCACGCTGTCTAAAATTAAAAGCGGTAAGCTGTCTGTTGGTATGAACCACATAGTTAAGCTGCACATACTGAACGTCTATGGCTTTCAGGATATGTTTGAATACTACTACTCCATATCTAACGAGTGGATAGGGGACTACCCAGATGACATTGCTTCATTTATAGTAACTATGAAGAGCGATTCTGAGTTTGCAAAAGCTATTGGCGACAGATACTTCAGGCATAAAATACACTCATTAACTGAATTAAAACCTAGGCAGAAGCGATTTAAGTGAGCCAATTATGAGCCAATCAAAACATAAGTTGACAAAAAAAACTAAAATAAGTGTATTATTTATTTGCACATAAGCAAGTTCAATACGTACATTTACAGCTAAATACGTATAGCGTGTGTCCAGTTTATTTACCAAAAAACAAGACAATGAAAACAGAATCGATTAAAGAGCCAGATAACACTATAGGTTATGTGGAGTATAGCATAAAGCAGAAGTGTCTTCACTTCAATCAACATACGAAATCAGGATTTCGTCATAGTCGATCAGAAGACTGGGAGGTTATTGGTCTCTGTACGTTTGAAACTGGAGTGAAGATTTCAATGTATTGTCAGGATGTATTGGACAACGAAGGCAAGTTTGACATAAGGGATGTTAGGATTGCGTATGAGTTATATAAAGAAACGCAATCGTAATGGAAATAACTTATTGGGAGGCCATACCTGAGCCCAAGTATGGCTATAGAATGGTTGAGGTATGGGATGACTCTATAAGTGAACTAAATGCTGTATTTAAATGCACTAGTTGCGATACGCCAAACGATGGAAAGGTTGGACACGGATCTGCTGGCGAATGCTATTGGTGTGGTAAATTAGGTTATTGGCATTTAGTTTCTATTGAAGTAGACGGAGAATATCTTGGGTATAGGAATGCAATTGCATTACTTAAAAGGAAAAAGTTAATATATCGCGAAAAGCATAAGGTAATTAAATCAATAGATTATACGTTTAAACCAATCCAAACAGAACAATGACCGAATCAAGCACAGAGCTAAAGCTCGTTAAGCTGTTGATCGTTATGCAGGTTCAACTCGAACTGCTTGATGAGCTACAGACCACACCTATGTATCGTCACAATATCAAACGAGCAGTCAACAACCTTGTAAAGGACCTTGAAGCACAGCTTGAGGTATTATATAAGAATATGAAGACCGACAACAACATTGAAGGCGCTTATAACGCAATCAAGAACGGCGTGGAAGTACTCCTCGCCGCTGATACCGATACCCTGTACAACATAGGTTATCGTCCAATTAACAATTAAAAACAATGAGAACAGAAACAACAGAGACCCAAGACCCGTGCCCAGTATGTTTGCGCACAATTCAACAGATTAACGAAGGCAGCAGCGACTGCTACTGCATAAAATAATAAGACAATGAACGACTCAGCCATAAGAATTCTAAGAACAGCAAATGCTGTTAGGGAATTATTGTTAGAAAAAAATGAAGCATATGGGGACTCAGCACTAGAGCCTTCCAATATCTTTGCCAAGGGTTCCGCTGTCGAGAACATCTGCTGTCGTATTGACGACAAGCTGATGCGAATCAAAAACAAAGGGATCAACGACTCCACGGAGGATACTATTCAGGACCTAATAGGTTATTTAATTTTACTTAAAATTGCAATTGAAGATGAACGTACTAGAACAATCAGTGACAATATTTCCGAGCGTTCTGCAGACGGAAAAGCCATCGTACATAACGATATCCGCCGCACTCCAAAGAATCTCGACTGGTGGGAAACATCTACCATTGATTCAGCAATTCAGAGGGGGTCAAAAAGAAGCCAAGAAGAAGCTTCCGGTGATCCTATGGGCGGGTGAATTTGACTCTCGTAGGGACGACTCCATACGTCAGCATAGTGGGCTGATTGTTCTTGACTTTGACCACTTAGATGTAGAGGGAAGCAAGAACGTTTTATCTACAGATCCTTATGTATTCGCCTGCTGGATATCTCCATCCGGCGAAGGACTTAAGGCATTGGTCAGCGTATCCAATCCAAGCCTCCATAGAGACCATTTCCGAGCACTTCAGGCGTACTTTGATAAAGAGTATGGTCTAGAGGTAGACCCCTCAGGAATCAACGAATCTCGTGCCTGCTTCGACAGCTACGACCCAGAGATTGTCGTCAACGAAGGCTCCAAGATATTCGGACAGATGATGTCCGAGAAGTCTATATCCCAGAAGATACAGCCTAAGGAACACTACACTGACTACAATAAGTTGGCGGTGGTGTCCTCTATGATACGCCGAGCAGAGGACGGAGAGAAGCACACAATGCTTCTCAAGGCCGCCATCCTATGTGGTGGCTATATTGCTGTTGGGAGAATGGAAGAGGACGAGGCATACCACGTACTCGAGAGGGAGATACTTAGGCGCGATGTGGACTCCATAGAGACCGCACGCAACACAATCAAGGACGGCATAGAGAAGGGCAAGACAATGCCCATCCGTGAGGTACTAGAGGGAGAGAACTCCGCCAAGCTAGAGATGATGATCAACGACGGTGATATGTCGTTCATATCCTCCGATGATGAGGACTACCGATGGATTCAGGACTACATAGACGGCAAGCTACAGCTTGGCCTTACCACTGGGTGCAATGACTTTGACAAGCACTTCCTAGTTAAGAGAGACCTCACGGTAATCAACGGCATATCAAACATTGGTAAGTCCACGTTCTCCCTCTATATGATTGTCTCCACTGCGGTAAATCATAACTGGAGGTGGATTATATACTCAGCAGAGAACCGAACAGCTGCAGTGAAGATGAAGCTCATCCAGTTTGCTGCAAATATGCAGATCAAGGAGATGAATAGCTACGACCTTAAGAGGTCGTACCAGTGGGTGAATGATCACTTCACGATAATCAGCAACAACAGCATCTACTCCTACAGCGACCTATTGGTATTCGGAGAGAAGCTGATACGTCAAGGTAACTACGACGGCTACTTCATCGATCCTTACAACAGCCTAAAGATTCAGATGTCGTCTGGCTCTTCGCTTACTACCCACGACTACCACTACGAGGCTGCCTCTGAGTTCCTTACGTTTACCCAG